GGTCAGACGAAGACCGAGCTGTCCGCCATGCAGCTCTCGCGACTCGCATCGCGAGGGAGATGCACAAGCGGCAGATCGGTCTCTAACCGGGGGACGTCGAAACGTCCTCCGGCTGCCCGGAGGCACAATGCAGCTCAAAGAAGTCCTGGACCGCCAGGGAGTGATCAAGGCCGAACTCAAGCGGATGGAGGTTGACCCCGACGCCGACAGCGAACGCGACGGCGATCTGGTCGACACTCTGCTCGCCGAGTACGACGCCCTCGAAGCGCGACGTGTTCCGCTCATGGAGCGCGCCGTCAAGCTGAACCTCATCTCGACGAACGCGACCGTCGAGGGGTCGACCGAGGATGGCGACAGCGTCCCGCAGTCCGCCAACCCGTACCGGCCCGCCGGGTTCACGCAGACCTACCGGAACAAGCGCGACCCGTTCGACAACATGCAGGCCGTCCGCACGCGGACCCTCCCCGGCGCGGAGATGGAATCGCGTGCGCTCGACGCGATCGAGTTCATCGCGCGGGCCCAGTGGTGCGACTTCCCCGACGACGCCGCCGAGGCCGCGACCCGCACGGTGCATCAGTCGTACAAGTCGAAGGAAGCCGCCCGGCACATTCTGCTGACCGGCTCGATGGAATACTACGAGGGGTTCCGCGCCTACCTGGCCGACCCGATGGGCAACTCGATGGCCGAACGGGCCACCACGACCGGCACTGCCAGCCTCGGCTACATGCTGCCGTTCGTGCTCGACCCGACGATCATCTTGTCGAACTCGGGGAGCGTGAACCCGTACCGGCAGGTGTCGCGTGTCGAGCAGACCGCCGGCCCCACGTGGAACGGTGTGTCATCGGCCGGTGTGAACGCTGCGTTCGGTTCGGAAGGCGGGGCGGCGACCGACCAGTCCCCGACCGTCGGCCAGATCCAGATCACCCCGCAGCGGGCGCTCGCCTGGGTGTTCGGCTCGTACGAATCGCTGGAAGACAGCGACCTCGGCGCGCAGCTCCCCAGCCTGTTCGGCGACGCGAAGGACCGGCTCGAGGAGTCGGCGTTCGCGACGGGTGCCGGTACCGGCGTTCTGCCTCAGGGTGTCGTCACTGGCGGCACGACGGGACAGACCGCGGCGGCTACCGCCTACGCGGTGGGCGATGTCTACGCCACCCAGCAGAACCTTCCCGCCCGTTGGCGGCGGGGCAGCGCGGCGTGGCTGTCGTCCCTGAACTACATCAACAAGACCCGGCAGTTCGACACGGCCGGCGGTTCGTCGTTCTGGGCGAATCTCGGTGAGGACACGCCGGAGCGGCTGCTCGGCAAGCCGATCTACGAGTCGACGTCGATGTCCACAGCGACGGCGTCGGGTTCGGCGGTGCTGGTGTTCGGCGACATGTCGCAGTTCATCATCGTCGACCGGATCGGCATGTCGATCATCTACAACCCGATGGTCACCGCTGCCGCGACAGCGAACCTGCCGACCGGCGAAGCCGGCTGGTACGCCTTCTGGCGGGTGTCCTCAAAGGTCGCTGTGTCCACGGCGATCCGGGTCCTCAAGATCCAGTAACCAGTCGTGGCGGTGCGCCGGGTTGCTCCCCCTCCCGGCGCACCGCCACGAACGAAACCACCCCAACTAGAGCGAAGGAACCGCCATCACATGAGCCAGTACAGCGACCCGCGCAACCTGCCCGACGATCCGACCGCTGTCGAAGTGCCCGCGCCCGAAGACCAGCCGGGCTACGCCGACCCTGCTCTCGACACCAACACGGAGGCGCCGCCGAAGGACACTCCGCCCGAGCCTGTCGTGCCCAAGCCCGAGGATCAGCCGGGCTACGCCGACCCGAAGGATGACCCCAATGTCGCCGCCGCCGTCGCTGCCAGCGATGAGCGAGCCGCCGAAGCGAAGGCCGAGCACAAGGCCGAGCACAAGGCCGAGCAGAAGGCCGAGCCTCCGCCGTCGAAGTTCGCTGACAAGGGCGACGAGAAGAAGTAGCCCGCGTGCATCCCTCGATCCTCGACACCTTCCGCGGAGTCGACCTCCTCACAGCCGGCGACGTGCAGGGCCGCCGCGTCCTGGAGGTCGGCTCCGCTGACGTCAACGGGACCGTACGCCCCATCATCGAGGCGTACGGTCCCGTGTCGTACCTCGGCATCGACGGCGGCCCAGGCAAAGGCGTCGACCGGGTGCTCGACGCTGGCGAGCTGGCGGCGACGTTCGGTGAGCAGGCGTTCGACGTGATCATCTCGACCGAGATGTTGGAGCACGCCGCCAACTGGCGGCGCGTCCTCGCGAACATGACGTTCGTCTTGGCTGAGGGTGGCCTGCTCGTCGTCACGACACGCTCGCCGGGGTTCCCCTACCACGCGTTCCCCGACGACTACTGGCGCTACACCCAGGAGCAGATGCGCGGCATCCTCGCCGCGCTCGGCCTCACCGTCGAGCTCGTCATCGACGACCCCGACCCCGACTCGCCTGGTGTCATCGCCCGGGCCCGCAAGCCGGTCGGCTGGGACCTGCCCGACGAGAAGGCGCTGCTCGACCCGGCCATCCAACCGGACCGGGCACCGAACCGGCCGCTGTCGATCCTCGGCTACCCGCACGACGCCGACGGGTCCGGCTACTACCGGTTCTACCTGCCGTACAAGCTGCTCGCCCGCGCGACGCCGCATCGGGTCATGCTCCCCCAACAGGGCCAGCATCCAGTCGTCAACGACGATGACCTCCCCCAGGTCGACGCCATCGTCGGGCAGCGGTTCATGGGTCCCGGCTTAGACCTGTGGAAGCACTGGGAAGGCAAGACGAAGCTGGTCTACGAGACCGACGACAACATCTTTGACCCGGACCCGTCGTCAGGTCTCGCTCATCTCCACGCCCCCGAGGTGCAGGCCACGGCCCGCCAGTGCGTCGCGATGGCCGACATGGTCACCGTGTCCACCGAACCGCTGGCCGAGGTGATGCGCCACTACAACCCGAACGTCGCGGTGATCCCGAACTGCATCCACGGTGACCTCCTCACGTTGGAGCGCCGCCGCCGGGAGCGGTTGACGATCGGGTGGGCGGGCGGAATGTCGCATCTGGCTGACTGGGTGACTGCCGCCGATCCGCTCGCCGACATTCTCGCCGCTAACCCCGACGTCGATATGCACTTCGTGGGGATCACGTACGCGCCGCTGCTGCGCCGCCCGTGCCGGTATACGCCGTGGCAGCACGACGTGTGGGACTACTTCCAGGCGATCGACTTCGACATCGCGCTGTGCCCGTTGGAGGACACGCCGTTCAACCGGTGCAAGTCGCATCTGAAGGCATTGGAGGCGATGGCGTTGGGCATCCCTGTCGTTGCTGCCGATCAGCCGTCCTACCGGGACCTTGTCGTCGACGGTGTCACCGGGTTCCTCGTGCGCAATGAGGCCGAGTGGTCTGCCCGTCTCAACGACCTCGTCCACGATGACGTGCTGCGCAAGGAGATGGGCGAGGCGGGGCGGAAGGTGGCGGCCGGGTGGACGATCCAGGCGAACTGGCAGCGCTGGCGCGACGCCTACGAGCAGGTGTGCGGGTGGTCCGAATGACCGGAAGAGCCCGTTTCGCGTTTCCCCAGGTCACGATGCTTACGCGTTTGACGCGTAAGCATCGCCACCTGGGCTTTCGCGTTTCGCGCCTGGAAGAGCTGCTGGAGGCGGTGGGCGCATGGCGCGGCTGACGTTGAACACCGCCGCCTGGACCGAGCCGGGTCGCCGCTGGCCGTCCTACCGCGGGGTGATCTGCCAGCAGTTCGCGGCGGATATGACCCACTACGCCGCGGTGATGAGCGAGCTGCTACCCCCGTTCGTGATCGAGGTCGGCCGGGCCCACGGCGGCACCGCCCTGTTCCTCGCCGACCACATGCACGGCGGGCTCGTCATCTCGATCGACCCGAAGCCGGCGACCGTCGATCACGAGAACCTGCTCTGCATTGAGGCCAGCTCCACCCATCCGGCCACCATCGACCGGGTCGAAGGGCTGACCCGCGGCGAACGCGGGCTCATCCTGCTCGACGGCGACCATGACCAGCATCAGGTCGCCGCCGAGCTCGACGTGTACGCGCCGATGGCCGACTACCTGATCGTGGAGGACACGATCATGGCCGACCTCGCCGGCATGGAGACCAACGGCCCGCACCTGGCATTGGCCCGGTGGCTGCCCGACCATCCCGAGTTCCGCCCGGACCCCGACCCATCCCCCACCCAGCATCCCGGCGGTTGGCTCCGCCGCATCCCAGGAGGTTGAACCTATGGCTGACACGACCGTGAAGCGCTGCAAGCAGGCCCACTTCAACGGCGACACGTTCGTCCCGGTGGGCACCATCGTCGGCTCGCTGAACGCCCTCTACACCCCGGCCACCCACCAACAGTTCTTCGAGGACGTCGTCGTCCTGAACACCGCCTGAGGAGGCACCCATGCAGATGATGAAGTGCGTCGAGCCTGTCTGGTTCGGTGACCAGTTCATCGCCAAGGACACGCTGCTCCCGGTCGGCCACCCCAACGCGGTGGAGCCGTTCTTCGTCGCGATCGCGTTCGAGGACGCCCCCAGCAAGAAGTCGACCAAGTGACCACCAAGGCGACCGTGAAGCGGGCGAAGGTCTCCTACTGGGCGGGCAACGTCCTCGTCCGCGTCGGTGACCTCCTGCCCCCCGACGACCCGAAGGTCGCTGCCGTCCACACCGAGAACTACGACGTGACGACGGCGGTCTGATGGCGGCTGTGACGACGTACGTGACGCGCGACGAGGTGAAAGCCCACCTCGGTCTCGCCGCGTCCGACACGAACGACGACGCCATCCTGACGTCGAAGATCGTGCCGGCATGCCGGGCTGTAGACGGCCTCTGCCGGCGACGGTTCTGGCGCGACCCTGTCTCCCCCGACCCGACGTCCACACGGCTCTACAGGCCCATCTCGTCGGACTGGTGCCCCATCGATGACCTCATCGTGGACGCCGACACGGTCATCTCCCTGAACGACGCCGACGACGGCACCACGTTCGTCGTGCTCCCCGCGACGTCCTACATCACCCACCCACTCAACGGCATCGGGCAGGACGGCCAACCAGGCTGGCCGGTCACCGCGCTCGAGCTGGTCGACTCGTCCCGCAGCTTCGGCTGGTGGATGAAGCATCTCGCCGTCAAGATCATCGGCCGGTGGGGTTGGATCGCCGTGCCCGACGCGGTGAAGGAGGCGACGTTGATGATCGTCGCCGACCTGTTCCACTACAAGGACGTCCGCTCAGGGACGATCGGGTTCAACGAGTTCGGCCCGGTCACCGTCCGCTCCGCGGTCGCCGCTCACGCCCGTTCCCTGCTGCTGCCATACGGTGGCGGCTCCCAGCATTACCTGGTCGCCTGATGGCCGTCGACCTGTACGCCGTCCACCAGGCGGTGTGCGACATCATCACCGCCTCGCAGCCGGGGACTCGTGTCTACCCGTCGTACCGGGATGGGCTTTCCCCGCCGTGCATCGTCGTCGTCGGCGACCCCGACACGTACGTCACGATGGAACAAGCGATGCGCCAGGGCACCGTCCAAGTCAACGTCGTCCTCCTGCTCCTCGCCGGCTCCAACGACCGGGCCGGGCAGGAGCAGATCATGCGGTGGCTGTCAGTCGGCGCCGGCCAGCCCGAATCGCTCGCCAACGCTCTCGCCCCCGGCGCCCCACCCGACCGGACTCTCGGCGGGGTCGTTGATTCGTTCCGGTTCGGCGGCACCCGCTACGCCACCGCCGTCGAATACCCGGCCGGGTCAGGGACGTTCTTCGCGCTCGGCGAGCTCGAACTCCAGACCCATCTCACAGGAGGCTGACCACATGGCCCTACTCACCACCCAGACCATCTCCCGGACGGCGATCACGCCGACGTACGGGGCCGTGGCCGCGTCGGACACGTTCGTGCCCGGCCCCAACGTGTTCCTGCACATCAAGAACGCGGGCGGCACCCAGGACATCGCCACGTTCACCGTCTCGGCTGGCGACCCGACCGGGCTCACCATCGCCGATGTCACCGTGACGGTGCCGATCACGACGGGCGACAAGATGATCGGCCCATTCAACCCGCAGTTCTTCGCCGACCCCACCACCGGCCTGTGCACCGTCGCTCATAGCTTCATTACGTCGGTGACGTGCGCCGTGCTCAACCTCCAGGGGCCGTGATGAAGACCGAGACGATGCACGTCGCCCTTCACGGCGGACCGGTAGGCCACAGCTGCAACCTCACCGTCGACGGGGTCGACATCTCCCACCACGTACAGGCGTGCACCATCCGCGCTGCCGTAGGTGAAGCGGTCACGGTCGAGCTTCAGCTCGTCAACGTCGACATCGACACGGACGGGGATGCCGTCGTCGGTGCGGTCATCATCCCCGTCGTCCCACCCGATGAGGAGAAGCCATGAAAGTCGAACCGGCGAAGCGCCGCTACCGGGTGCTCGCCCCGGTCACCATCCACTTCGAGCACGGCGCCTACGAGCAGGACGACGAGTTCGAGCACGCCTTCGCTGACGGCGACGAGGAATGGGAAGCGCTCGACAAGGGCCTCATCGCGCTGCTCCCCGACTGGTATCAGGTGGTCGGCGGATCGGCGATCGAGGTCAACCTGATCGAGGTGCCAGCGTCACTCACGACGCGGGTCGCTCTCCCCGGTGAACGGTTCGAGGCGGCCCTTCCCCTCAACCGCGAGGACCAGCTCCGCTACCACATTCGCCGTGTCGCGCCCGAGCCCAAACCAGCCGCCAAGAAGTCAACCAAGGAGTAGGCCGTGGCTATCTCAATCGCAACCGATGTTCACATCATCGTCAACGGGGTCACCTTGTCCGACCACGTGACGAAGGTGACCACCGACGACAACCGGGCGAAGAAGGACATCACATGCATGGGCGCCACAAGCGTCGCCTACGCCAAGGGTCTCGGCGACGCGTCGGTGTCGGTGACGTTCCTCCAGGACTTCGCCGCCGGCAAGGTGCACGCCACCCTCCAACCGCTCATCGGCTCCTCGACACCAGTCAACGTCGAGATCCGGCCGACGTCGGGTGGTCGCACTGCGACGAACCCCGCCTATCTCATCTCGGCGCTGCTGTTCAACTACGGCATGGTCGACGCTCAGGTCGGTGAGCCGTCAGCGATGACGTGCGAGTTCACGAATGCCAGCCAGACTGGCGTCACCTACCCGACTGCGTAGCCCGAGTGTCGGTTGACCTCACGTCGAAACTCGCCAAGCTCCTCGACGAGTTCGAGGGGACGCACCTGCGCGGCATCACGACGAGAGTGGCAACCCAGGCGAAGGCGATCACGACGAAGGCGATCGACCCGACCGGCCTGTCCAACTATGGGCGAGGCAAACGCAAGGGCGCTGGCACGGTCAAGGCACGGTTCGACCTGATCGGCAACGGTCATGCCGTGCTGAAACCGGCCCCGCCGGCGCTCGCCGCGCTGCTGGAGCTCGGCTCGTACAAGTCGGGTACGTCGTGGAAGTCGCCGAAGCGTCGCGGGTCGAAGCGGCGGAAGC